GTCTGAAGCATCGCGCCGCCTGAGTGCCTACGCCTACACAACCTCACATGGAGCCTTACCGAACATGAGCACCCTTCAGTCGCTCCGCGTTGCCCTCGGGGCGGCGGTGGATGCCCTACCGACCTTCGCCGGGAAAAAAGACTTCGCGAGCAAGGAACGCGAGATTGAAAGTATAGAACGGACCATTATGGACCTGGAACGGGCCGAAACACGCTCCGCCGCGTTGGCACGTCCTGCGCTGCGTGGCGGCAATGATGACGGCGCGGGCGTCGCCGAGATCAACCCGATGGAACGCACCATCACCCAGATCCGCGCAATGGACCCCCGCCCCGGCAGGTTGAAGGGCTTCGACGACTATCTGAGCCTGGCGCGCAAGGGTCTCGATTTCACTCCCGCACGGACCTCCGGCTATCGCAATCTCGGCGAGCAGCTTCAGTCCATCTTTATGCACTACTCCAGCAAGGGGTCCGTTTCCGACAACCGCCTGGTGCGGGCGCCGACCGGAGCGAGTGAAGTCGATCCGACCGGCGGCGGCTTTCTGGTCCAGGTCGATTTCGCCTCGGCGATCTTCATGCTGGCGCACGACATGGGACGCATCCTGTCCGAAGTGAACAAGATACCCATCAGCGCCAACGCCAACGGCCTGAAGGTGCCAGGCGTCGACGAAACCAGCCGCGCGACCGGATCGCGCTGGGGTGGCGTTGCCTCCTATTGGGTCGGGGAGGGAACCGCCGTCACGCCGACGAAGCCGAAGTTCCGCATCATCGAGTTCGACCTGAAAAAGCTGATGTCGGTCGCCTACACGACGGACGAAATGCTGCAAGACTCCACGGCGCTGACCTCGATCATGTCGCGGGCGTTCGCCGAGGAAATCATGTGGATGACGGAAGACGCCATCTTCGAGGGGACCGGCGCCGGTCAGCCGCTTGGCATCATGCACAGCGGCGCCAAGATCATGATCCCCAAGGACAGCGGCCAGGTCACCGGCACGATCAGTCCCTCCAACATCACCCAGATGTGGGCGCGGCTGTGGGCTCGCTCGCTGCCGAACGCGAAATGGTACATCCAGCAGGACATCTTCCCGGCGCTGATCCAGATGTCAGAGGCGATCAGCACCGCAGGCGGCCAGGTCGTCTTCATGCCGCCCGGCGGATTGAGCGCCACGCCTTATGCAACGCTGCTCGGCCGCGAAATGGTCGTGACCGAGTATGCGAATGCCTGGGGGAGCGAGGGCGACATCATGCTCGCGGACTTCTCGCAATACACCCTGGTCGACAAGAACGGGATCCAGGCCGCGACCTCGATGCACGTTGCCTTCCTGACTGATGAGATGGTGTTCCGCATCACCTATCGCGTCGACGGGCGGCCGATGTGGACCCAGCCGCTTTCTCCGGCAAAGGGTCTGACGAAATCGCCGTTCATCACCCTCGGCCCGCGCTAACGGGCGGAACGCGGAAGGCAGCTTCGGCCGCTTTCTACTGCTCGCGCATACGAGCAACGATCTCCGGCGGATTGGCGCTCGCGACCACGCAACGATAGCCGAGGATCGCGGCATAGGCGCCGCCGCCGACGTAGCCGGTCATCTGAGCTTCCTCGCTCCGTCTGTCAGTTTCCCGCGACCTTCCCCAAGTCGCTGTTATCCCAAAGGCCGCATCGGGGGGCGGCAGGAGATCCACAATGGCTCGTCAATTTTCGGTCCCGGCGCAGCTGCCTCCGATCATGCTGCTCCAGCCCCAGGCGGACGCGGCAGGGCGCACCAGCGCCTATCGCTCGCTGCGTGACTGTCTGAAGGGGTGGGTTATCGTCCACATCAACCAGGGCAACGCAGCGCCGGTCACCCTGTCGCTGCTCCAGGCCACGTCCGTTTCTGGGGCCGGATCGAAGGCCCTGCTGAACACGACGCCGATCTGGTGCAACGCCAACACCGGGGCGAGCGACAGCTACGTCAAGCAGACCGCGGCGATGAGCTTCACAACCGATGTCGGCACCAACGACAAGATCGTGATTTTCGAGATACAACCTGAGTCTTGTCTGGACGTGGGCAACTTCTTCAACAGCATTGCGGTCGTGACCAGCGCGTCCAATGTCGCCAACATTACCGAGGCGACCTTGATGTTCCTCGGCTCGATCCAGGGCGCCGCACTGCCGAACAGCTACACCGACATTTAAGAGGGCGGAATGCTACGCCGAACCCAAGACTACCTGACACGCGACATCGCTTCACCTGAACGGAAAGGACAGCCCGACCATGCTGCTCCAAACGACCCTCCAGGTGACGGCGCAGCCGGCGGTGGAGCCGGCGACGACCGAGCTGGTGCGGCAGCATTGCCGCATCGACTCAACCGCAGACGACGATCTGCTGGCGAGCTACCTGACGGCGGCTCGCATCATGGCGGAGGGCTATCTTAGCCGCGCGCTGATAACCCAGACGTTGCTGTGGACGGTGCGACCGTCCTCGATGCTGCGGCCGGAACAAAGCCGGCTGCGGCAACCGCTGCTCCTGCCACGGGCTCCGGTACAGTCGATCGTTTCCGTGTCGGCGCTCGACGATCTGGGCAACATCACCGCCATAGCGCCTGCGGCGTTCCCGGTTTCCAGCAGCTATGAGGTCAGTGGCTATTATACCGACCTGGCGATTGAACCGGGCTCGCTGGCGATCGGACCCAGCACGCCAATGGCCGGCGGCCTCCCGCTGCATCAGACCCGGATCCAATACCTCCAGGTCTCGATGATCGCGGGCTTCGGCGATACCGCCGCCGCCGTGCCGCTGCCGATCGTGCAGGCGATCCTGCTGACGGTCGCCTTCCTCTACGAGCACCGGGGCGACGACGGCGGCGACATGCCGAGGGCGGCCGAATGGCTGCTCGACCGCTACAGGCTGGTGTTCTTTGGCGGATGACAACAGCATCGGCCGGCTGCGCTGGCCGGTCTACATCGCCACCCGACAGCAGGTGCCCGACCCCGCCAGCCCCGGCTTTGTCGAGAGCCTGGCGAACACGACGCTGGTTCATGCCAACGTGCAGCCGATGGGTCCGATGACGTTCTATGCCGGGATGCAGGTCGATACGCCTGTCACGCACAAGATATTCGTTCGCTGGCTCGACTGGCTCGACACGACTTGCATCATCTATCGCCAGACCTTGCGGCCGGACAGGTCAACCCGCATCGAGATTTTCCGCATCCGTCGCGTGATGGAGCTGGAGGGGCGCAAGCGCTTCCTCCGGCTGGACTGTGAACAGGAGATGCGGGCGTGAAACTGACGATCTCCATCCCTGACGGCGTTGCCCTGGTTGCTGGCAAGAAACATCTCGCCGCGGTTATGCGCGCGGTCGGCAATGAGGTCGCCCAGACGGCGCGGGCCTCGATCCGCGCTGGCGGCACGACCAAGAAGCGCAAGGCGAAGCGGCAATCAACGGCGGGTCAGCCCCCGGTCAGTCGCACCGGGCAGCTCGCCAAGTCGATCAAGGTCAGGACCTCGTTCAACGGCTCGCGGGTGACGATAACCGACGTGGCCTCGAACAAGGACGCCTTCTACGCGCTGTTCCTCGAATACGGTGCCAAGGGCGGCGGCGGCGGCAGCCGCAACCGGGCCAACATCCTGCTTGCCGGGGAGCGCAATTCGCGCGGTCGGGTGCTGCGTGGTCAGAACCGGATGATCGCCTCTGCGGTGAACAAGGCGCGGGTGCTGGCACCGCATCCGTTCCTGCAACCGGCCCTCGATCGGGTGACGAAGAACGGTCTGGCCGATCGGGTCCGCCAGGCGGTCCTAGATGGTGTCCGACTTGAAGCCAGGAAGCCGACGCCGGTCTGGTCCATCTACAAGTGAGCAAAATTTCCCCGCCGCCGAAACCGCCCCCCAAGCCGACACCGTTCGAGAACAACCTGTGGACCTAACCGCTGTCATCAACCAGCTTCGGACCTGTTGCCCGCCGCTTGGCGGGAGGGTCGGCGGAGCGGCCGACTTCGACACCGGCATTGAGACGGTCGTGCAGATCACCGACCCTGTGACCGGCGGCCTGGTGTATCCCGTCGCCGTGGTCATCCCGCTCGCCGACGATGCCGCCGACAACAGCCTGACCGGGGGCGGCGAACTCAGCCAGATTGTCACCGAGACTGTCGGCGTGATCGTGGAATTTGACGCCTCGGTGGACCGTCGCGGCCAGGGCGCCGTGAGCCAGGTCGAGGCGATGAAATACAGCCTGTTCTCTGCCCTGCTGAACTGGCAGATCAATCCGGCCCGCGCCGATCGAGGCCGCGGCCTCTACTATGCCGGCGGCGAGCTGGTGACGTTCGACCGCGCCCGCCTGTTCTGGACCTTCCGCTTCAGCTTCGACGCGCTGGTCACTGACGCGGACGGCTATACGATTTCCGGCGATCCGCTGAACGATGTCAGAAGCACCGTTACTTTCGACGCGCCGGACGTGATTCCAATCATCATCGATTCACCAGTGAGGTAAGGGCATGTTCGTTAAACCTGGACCAAGGCGCGACGACGCGAGCCGGCAACTTCTGGTGCGAAAGCCGAACCGGCAATTCCTGTCGCCCGAGGGCGAGGAAGTGGCAGACGACGATCTTTACTGGCACAAGCTCGTGCTGGAGGGTGATGTCGTCTGCGCCGAGCCCGTGGAAGTCAAAGGGTCAGCAGCATGAGCGGCACACTCGCGTTCCGGTATTTCCCCTCGCAGACCTGGCGGCCGTCCGGGGTCAACATCGAGTTTGACCCGAGCCAGGCGAATACCACGACGCAGAACCTCCGCGCTCTGCTGATCGGACAGATACTCGCGGGCGGAACAACGCCGCCGAACGTGCCGGTGCTGGCCTACAGCCTGGCGCAAGTGAACCTGCTCTGCGGCGCCAACTCGATGCTCGCGCTGCAATATGGCGCCTACCGCAAGATGGACCCGAACGGCGAAGTCTGGCTGGGTCCGGTGTCCGATTCCAGCGGCGGGGTCGCCGCGACCGGAAGCCTCGCGATCACCGGCCCGGCCACCGCCGCCGGGACGATCGCGCTCTACTTGATGGGCGTGTCGGTCCCGGTCGCGGTCAACGTCGGGGACACCGCAACGGTGATAGCAGGCAACGTCGCCGCAGCCATCGCCGCGACACCCGGCATCTCGGCCTCCGCGGTCGCCGCCTCCGGCACCGTCGCGCTGACGGCCAATCACAAGGGCCTGGCGCAGAACGACATCGACATCCGCCTGAACTTCATCGGCCCCCAGGCCGGAGAGGTTCTGCCGGCGGGCGTCGGCGTCGGCGTCACGGCCATGGCGGGCGGCACGGCAAACCCGGTTCTGACCACGCTGCTGACCAATCTCGGGGTCCAGGCGTTCGACTTCATCGCCCTGCCCTACACCGACACCACCAGCCTCAACGCGCTTCAGAGCTTCCTGTCGGACGCAAATGGCCGCTGGTCCGCCGAGCAAATGCAGTTCGGCCACGTCTTCGCGGCGTTCAACGGAACGATGTCGGCCCGCACCACGTTCGGCGTCGGTCGCAATGACCAGCACGCCAGCATCCTCGGCTACTACAACTCGCCGACGCCGGCCTGGATCGAATGCGCAGACTGGTGCGCGGCGAACGCGATCAGGATCAAGGTCAACCCGGCTCAAGGTCTGTCCACCCAGCCGCTCAACCTGTTGCCGCCCCCGGTCGCCTCGCAGGACACCATCGGCCAGCGAAACATCCTCCTGTTCGACGGCATCAGCACCTTCACCGTCGATCCGTCTGGAACCTGCCGCATTGACCGCTCGATCACGACCTATCAGCTCAACGCCGCCGGCCAGCCCGACAACTCGTATCTCAACACCAACATTCTGTTTCAGGCGATGTATGCCGCCCGCTACATCTCGTCCCAGGTCTCCAGCCAGTTCATCGCGGCGGGCAAGATCCTGGTCAGCAACGGAACGCCCATCGGTCCCGGCTCGCCGGCCACGACGCCGAACGCGGTGCTGGGGTCGGTCATCGCGATCTACGCCTACCTGTGCAGCATCTTCATCGTCCAGAACCCGTCGACGTTCGCCAAGAACGCCTATGCGACCACAGGCGCGAAGGGTCAGGTCTTGCTCTACCTGCCGCTCGATTTCAGCGATCAGGTCATCAACATCGCCATCCTGGCGCAGTTCGTCCAAAGCACTTGAAGGGAGCCTGAAGCATGAGCGGCACACTGGCTCCCACGACGCCAACCAACCGGCGGCTCGCGGGCATCACGGCTTTCACCGTCAACGGCTCGGCGTTCCCGGTGATCGAGTTCAC